CTAACCCGCTTTAGATTCTACCGGATTTGATTGCCTACTTGTCTCGGTTTTTTCCAAAATCTCTCTGACGCAATCGTCTGGCATATCTACAATCATCAACGCAGCCAGGCGCTTCCTGCCTTCTAGTTGTAATAAATCCTGGTTTTCTTTATTCAGCAGTGTCAGAACCGTCTCTACACCTTTGCGAGCAAGGAGATTGGTTAACTGTTCTCGTTCGTCTTTCGTAAGGAATGAAAGCATCTGTGTAAGCTGATCTCCCTTATCACCAGAACAACCAAAATTACCATAAATACCAATATCGTTTGGTAATTCACCCTTGCCCTCTTTAAGCCACTCAAGACTAACGCCTTCACTTTCAGAAATTCGTATAAGGATACTTTCTCTGGGGGCTGGTTGTGTTTGTCCTCCCTTGAAATAGCTGTTTAATGTGTTGATATTGATTCCCCACGCTCTGGCAGCTGCACTTCTTGAAGGGTAGCGCTTTGTAAGCATTCCAATACGTTCAATAACAGGTTCTTTTCCCTGCGACATAAAGATACCTCTTGGTGCTTTTCTAAGGAAAGGTTTCTTTCTATTTATCCAATTGAAAAATAAGGGTAAAAGCAAAAATTAGCCAAAAATACCAAAAATACCTTGATTTGGTATTTTTGGTGATGCATTATTTACCCGTACAGATATCCGCACGAATATCCGCGCGGGTAACTTTTTAGAATAGAGGAAGTATGAGTAGAAGAGAAGTTTCAGATCACGATTGGCCGCCTGAAATCATCAAGGCGCGCTTACACATGGCTGGCTTATCACTGCGCTCTTTATCTTTAAAGGCTGGTTACAGCAGGGATTCGCTGAAAAGCGTATTACGTACTCCTTGCCGACCGTATCAGCAAATAATTGCTGATGCTCTTGGGGTATCACCTGAAGAAATCTGGCCCAGTCGATACCAGGTTAAGAGCTATATGAGAAAGGCGTCATGATATGTATGTCATTGCAAAAGAACTGATTGGCGCGCCCGGAATGCCTGCTACAACAAAAGGTATTCGCCAGGCATTACAACGTTACGTACAAGGGAAAAGCTGTTGTTCCCGTCGTCGCTCAGGCTCTAAAGCAACTGAATACAGCATCGACTGTTTACCTGAAGTGACGCAGCAGGCATTACGTGAACGCTACGCCCTGCAACTGATGACGCAAAAAGCCGATGAATCACCGGCTCCGGTGGTGACAAAGGCCAGACGCTCACCTGCCGTGGTTGATGCGGTGGAGGCATATCGCGGATCACCCCAACTGATGGTCGAACGCCTCAATGCCCTGACTGAAAACCAACGTAAAGTGGCAGAGGCACGAATAGCGATCGTCAGCGAGGTGCTGAAAATCGCGCAACAACCCGGCTTTAGTTGCGCTAAGGCTATCCGGTTCCTCGTTAACAGCCTGGCACGATCACAACTGGACGAGCGCATTGTGGCAATGGTTGAGACGGCGAACGCCAAAAAGGGAAACAGCCGCGCGTTGAGTGAAATCACGCTGAAACGCTGGATTGCGGCCTTTAACAAGGCACAGAACGCCGCTGAACGCCTGCTTTTACTGGCACCGGGTAAACGCCAGGAAATAAAAGCCGAAGATATTAACTGGCTGCCCGAATTTCTGGCGCAGTATCGCCAGTCAAACGGCCGACCAATGACCGAGGCTTACGAGGATTTTGTTGCTGAATGGCAGCACCGGCACGCTGATGAGCCTTATATGCTCGATATCATGCCCTCTTATGACACCATTCGCCGCGCAATGAAGAAACTGCCGGAAGTGGTGAAACAAAAAGGCCGGGTAACTGGCAGTGAATACCGTCAGCTTGAGGGATTCACGCGCCGCGACTGGTCCAGAATGCCGGTGAATTATGTCTGGATTGGTGACGGTCACGGCATGAAGCTGAAATGCGCGCACCCGGTTCACGGGCGGCCATTCGCACCGGAAGTGACCTTTGTTATCGACGGTGGCACGCGCTTTGTGGTGGGCTGGAGCCTTGACCTGGCTGAAAATGTTTTCGCCGTAGCCGGTGCCATACAGCACGGTATTCGCCATCATGGCAAACCGTTTCTGTATTACTCGGATAATGGCTCCGGGGAAACCGCCGACGTCCTGGATAAGGAGATTGTGGGGATACTGCCACGACTGGGGATTAATCACCCGACAGGGATTGCCGGTAATCCGCAGGGACGGGGCATTATCGAACGGCTTAACCGCACATTACCGATGCGCATAGCCCGTAAATACCGCACCTATTTCGGGAAAGGAGCAGATCGCGAGACGTTACGTAAAACCAACCGCGATTTACGCTCGGCATTCAGTGCCCTGCAACAGGGCAAACGGCTGAACGCCCGGCAGCAGTCAGCGATGCGTGATTTACCGTCCTGGTCTGAACTGATTGATGCCATTCGTGACGGTGTTGAGTGGTACAACAACCGGCCGCACGATGAATTACCCATGAAGCCGAACGGTAAACATTACAGCCCGGCGGAGTTCAGAAAAAAACGCCTGGCGGAAGAGGACACGGAAATTGAATGGCTGTCCGATGTTGAACTGCGGGATATGTTCCGGCCGATGGTGGAGCGCCCTGTAAGACGCTGTGAAATACGCTGGCTGAATAATATTTACTACGCGCCCGAGCTGCGTGACGAGCATGGCCGTAAGGTACTTATCAGCTATGACATTCATGATGCCGAACGAATTACCGTGCGCCGCCCGGATGGCAGCGTGATTTGCGAGGCGGTATGGGACGGCAATAAACGCGAAGCCTTCCCTGTCAGCGCGGAATACTACAAACAGCAGCAGCGCCTTAAAGGCATGCGTAAACGCGCAGAGGAAAAAATCCGTGATGCCGAGGATGAGGTTGTCAACGTGCTGGAGCACAAGCCGCAGGAGCCCTGGCTGGAAAACATATACCGCCCTGTGGGTAATACGGTGACCGTTCAGCAACCGGTCGCTGACGATGAACCTGATGAAGAATACGAGCGTAATTTCCAGCGGGGATTGCAACTGCTCGAAGCGAAATTAAAAGAAAGTGATCCGCTGGCCTGAAATAAAAAAATAACCCGAGGGGTGACTCAGGTTATTTGAGGTTTCAGTCTCGGAGAATGCTGTCTCAAGCGAGGTGAATAATATGACCGATATTAACGATGTAATCAAGACCATTGATGAACTTATTGATGGCGGCGTACTGACGCAGTATGCCATCGCCAGAGAGGCGGGAATTTTCGACGGCACATTATCGGCTTTCCGTAAGGGAAAATATAAAGGCGATAACGCTGCTGTGGCTGCTTCCCTGCGCTCCTGGTATGAGAACTGGAATAAACAAAGCGCACTGCCGGAACCGCCGCAGTTTGTGGAAACTCAGACAGTCCAGGAGCTGCGCGCACTGTTTCAGGCGGTTCGCCTGATGGGCTGTATTAACGTTACCCGGTGCAACAGTAGTGACTGTACGTACCACCGAGCCTGCACTGGTGACCCTGTACCGTGCCACCGGGAACAGTACCGGCTGGCAACGTTTTGTGCGCCGTAACGGTATTGTTGATCCGCTGTTCATTCCCGGAGGCCATTCAGTGGAGGTGATTAGTGAGCAGCAGGGTTGAACTGTATCTGGGCGGTGAGATTTTTTCCGGCTGGCTGACGGTGAGTGTTCGTCGCTCTCTTGAACATCTGGCGGGCTCCTTTGAACTGGGGGTAATGATGCCCGGTGTACGCCTTCCGTCATCCGTCCGTGCCGGTCAGTCTCTGGAATTGCGCATTGACGGTCAGCCTGTGATCACTGGCTGGCTGGATCAGGTCCGGCAGCGCATCAGCGCCACGCGTTTTCAGATCACGCTCAGCGGACGGGATAAAACCGGTGACCTGGTGGACTGTTCAGCCATTCATCCGGGCAGCCAGTGGAGGAACCGCACGCTGGAGCACATTGCTTCAGATTTGTGTGCTCCGTTCGGGGTCACGGTGCGCTGGCAGGTAAATGATGCAACGGCAGCCCGGCACTTTTCCACCTTCACACTGGAAAACTCAGAAACCGTGGCAGATGCGCTGACACGGGCCGCGAGACACAGAGGCGTCCTGGTAACCAGTAATGCCGCCGGTGAACTGGTTTTCACTCAGGCCGGCAGTCAGCGTGGCGACACGCTGACGCTGGGCGAAAATCTGCTGGATTTGGATCACAACGTGGATCACCGTCTGCGCCACAGTGAATACCGTGTACGGGGGCACGGGCGTGGTGGTGGTCATGCCGGGGATGCACTGACAGCCGGAACGCTGGCCGCACCCGTTGGTACGGTGACAGACAGTGCCATCCACCGTTACAGACCGAAAATTGTGCTGGCGGATCATGCTGTTGATGCAGACGGTGCACGCCAGAGGGCTGTCCGGGAAATGCGCCGGGCGGTTGCCCGCTCTGTGCGCCTGACAGCCACCGTGCGGCACTGGTTTCGGGAGAACGGCCAGTTGTGGGATATCAACCTGCTGACGGCTGTCACGGCTCCCCGCACCGGAGTGGAAGAGCGTGATCTTCTTGTCTGTCAGGTGGAGTTTTCGCTGGATGCAAATCACGGCGAAACCACCCGTCTGATTCTGGCACCCCGTGACGGCTTTATTGTTCCGGCAGAGCCGGGAAACAGCGGAAGCGGAAATGCGGGTGACGTGGACGCCTTCGTGCGGGCACAGATGAAAAAACAGGGGATTAAATTCAATGATGAATGACGAAGTCATCAGCCGCCTTCTGGCCCCCGTGATGCGGGGTGTTCGTCTGCTGTTCGGGCGTGGTGTACTGACCGGCACAACGGACACGCTGAAAATCCAGAATGTGCAAATCACCGGTATGGATGGTGAAACCTTTGATGACGTTGAACGCCCCCAGCAGTACGGGCAAATCAGCGTCCCCCTGCCTGGTGCGGAAGTTTTTCTGGCCTGTGCTGGCGGACAACGGGATCAGGCCGTGGTGCTTGTGGTGGAAGACCGCCGCAGTCGCCCGACCGGACTTACCGCCGGAGATACCGGCGTGTATCACCATGAGGGGCACCGTATACGTCTGACAAAGAACGGCCGGATCATTGTGACCTGTAAGACGCTGGAGATTTACGCCGATGAAGGTGTTCAGGTGGATACACCGGAGGCTCACTTTACCGGTAATGTCACAGTGGATAAGAACCTGCATGTCAAAGGCAATGTGTCCATTGACGGCACCGGAAGATCACAGGGGACGTTCACGATGTCCGAAGCGGTTATTGCCGGGATCACCTATTCAGGTCATGTGCATCACGATAACGGTGAAGGCAGCAAAACGGGAGGACCAGAGAATGGCTGATATTGCTGTCGTCTGGGATCAGGGTTGCGGTTCCCTGCAACTGAACGGCGCAGATCTTCTGACGGATAACAGCCTGCTGACTGCGGTCATTATTTCACTGTTTACGGACAGGCGGGCGCTGGATTCCGATGAAATCCCTGACGGCACCCGTGACCGTCGGGGATGGTGGGGAGACAGTTTCCGGGAGCGCCCCGTTGGCTCCCGTCTCTGGCTGTTAAGCCGTGAAAAGACGCTGTCCTCCGTGGTCAGCCGTGCACAGGCCTATGCTGATGAAGCGCTGGCGTGGCTGCATAAAAGCGGTGCTGCCACATCCGTGGTATGTCATGCCATGCGTGTGGGGCATGCTCGCCTTTCGCTTTCCGTGAAAATCACCCTGCCGGACGGAAGCAGACATCCGATGATTTTTTATGCTGATATGAAGGGGGAATGATGCCTTATCAGCCCTTACCACTGGCGCAACTGATCACACAGACACAACAGGATATCAGCCAGCGCCTGCCCGGTTCGCAGCCGGGCGTGAATGAAACCACCCTGAATGCCATTGCGTATGCACTGGCGGGGCTGTCAGCACAGGAGCATGAACATCTGGCCTGGATCTCCCGGCAGATAATTCCGACAGAAGCTGATGAAGCCGAACTCCTGAAACACTGCGCATTCTGGGGTGTCATCCGTAAACCGGCTTCCCGCGCTGACGGACCGGTACAACTGATGCTGACCACGGATGCAGGGATCACGGAAGGCGTACTCCTTCAGCGAAGCGATGGTGTTGTGTACCGCATCACCGGCTCTGCGACCGGAAAAGCTGGAACACTGAATGTTAATGTGGAGGCGGAAAGTGCGGGGCGCGCTGGAAATACCCCGACCGGAACCCGCCTGTCCTTTATCACGCCACAGGCAGGCATCAACCAGACAGCCACGGTCACCGGCACGGGACTCACCGGTGGTGCGGATGTGGAAACGGTGCCGGAGTTGCTGTCCAGGCTGGTATTCCGGGTACAGAACCCGCCATCAGGGGGAACACAGTATGATTTTGAACGCTGGGCACGGGAAGTACCGGGCGTGACGCGGGCATGGTGTAAGCCTGAATGGCCTGAGGCGGGTAGTGTTGGTGTGACTTTTGTTCAGGATAATAACCCTGACATTTTCCCCGGAGAAGGTGATGTGAAGCGGGTGGCGGATTATATCCGCAGTCATGATGATCCGGCGACGGGCCAGCCCGTTGGTCAGCCACTTGGGCCGACAATCAGCGTGTTTAAGCTGACCAATAAGCCGGTGGCGTTTGAGATCAGGATTGTACCCAAAACGCCGGAAAATCAGGCTGCCGTAAAACAGGCATTAACGGACCTGCTTTATAACGAATCGCGGCCGGGTGGACTTGTATTGCCTTCATCATTCTGGCGGGCTGTTGCAGGGGTGAAAGGACTGGAGGATTTTGAAGTTCGCAGCCCGCTGAAGTCCGTGATGGCCGGAGATACAGAGTTGCTGACCGTGGGGGAAATCACATGGCTGTAACCCTGACCCCGCATCAGCGTGCCCTGTTGCAGTTGCTGCCTGACGGGCTGGCATGGGATAAGCGGCCGTCATCCGTTCTTGCGGCTTTGTGCCTGGGCCTCAGTCATTCCACGGAGCGTGTTTCCTGGACCGGTAACCAGATGCTGGCAGAACGTTTTCCTGATTCATCTCGTCTGCTGCTGGAAGACTGGGAGCGTTATCTGGGGTTACCGGAATGTGATATGACCGGCGCAACCATTCAGGAGCGTCAGCGTTATGCCGGGAATAAATACCGGATGAAACCCTCTCTTAACCGTGAATTTTATATCCGGTTTGCGGCAGAGTTTGGTTATGAAATAGATATTCAGCCATCACCGGATTCACAGTGGGTCAGTATTGTCACGATTAACAGTGAAACCGGCTACCGGAATATGAATGTGCTGGATGATATTCTCACGCCGCTGCGTATTTATGAAGGCGGTGCGCTGGAATGTATTCTGAACCGTTATAAGCCTGCATGGCAGACGTTTATTTACGTGTATGCAAACAGCCATGAAGAGGAGACTATTTAATGTTTCATGTTGATAATAATTCCGGCGTGGCGAATATGCCTGCGCTGGCACCAGCGCAGAGTAATACCACCACCTGGTTTACCGAAGGTGACGGACAAAAAGGTATCAGCTGGATTGGTCAGGACTGGCTGAATATTCTCCAGGCCGAACTGCTGAATATTCTGGCTGAAGCCAGTATTCAGCCGGATAAGGCGCAGTTAAACCAGCTTACGCTGTCCATTAAAGCCATTATCGCTGCGAATGCCTTTTCCCGGAAAAATAACCTGAAAGAAATTGCTGATGCCGGTGCGGAGGCCCAGCGTCTGGCCCGTGGTTATCTTGGTCTGGGGACGCTTGCCACAAAAAACAGTCTTGGTCCCGCTGACGTTAATGCCCTGGCGAAGGATCAGAATCTCGCCGACCTGGAGAATAAGGGAACCGCCCGTAATAATCTGGATGTTTACAGCAAAAGCGAAGGTGATAACCGTTACCTGCGCAGGGAGCAGAACGGCGCAGACATTCCGGATAAAGGGGCTTTTATCGATAACGTCGGTTTACGGGAAACGGTAAACAGGGCGGCGAATGCTCTGCCATCGGACGGCACCGCCGTTGCCGCG